GGTTTTGGGACAACCGAACCCTGTGACTGGATTGGTTGCTAGTGTTCCGAAGAACGTCTACAAGGTTATCACCCGTAAAGGGATGGTTCCTCTTGCAGGCCAGCCGTTTGCTACAATGCTAGTCGAAACGACTATGTCGGTTCCGGCTGGCGCTGATAGCGCTGACGCAGCAAACATTCGCGCTGCTCTTTCCGCTCACTTCGGTGCCATATGGCAGCAATCTGCTGGCGTAGGGGACACAGACGTAAGCGGTGTAATGTAATTTCCCTCTTGTGAAGGAAACACTATGAAAAGCAATTCCAAGCTTGTGCTTGAGCTAATCATTCTACCCAATTCTGGTTTTTATCATCATGGTCCAAGTTTCTTGGACGATTTGAATCAATTCCAGAAAGCAAACCTGATCAGAACTGGTGTTCGATGTTCTGAAGAAGGGTGCTTAAATTGGATAGTCAATGGTGTCTCACGACGCTATTGGGGGTTAGCTAATAAGATGGCCTACTACCTCATGGATCTGGACACACAGATGATCTATCCGCTTTATGAACGGAGAGGGAATCTTGTGTTATTCCAGAGGCCCAATCGGGTATGCAGCCAGCTTAAATTGCTGTTTAGATAGCATTACGGAGAGCAGATTATGCAAACTTTTGCTGATCAGCTTTTCCAGCTACTGCTTAGTGAAATTGATGCCCCCGATACCTATATCTATTCGGATATGGATATCGAGACCGCCAGGCGTGTTAGTACAGCACGATCTCTGAAGAAGAAGTATCTTTCGCAAGATAATACTACTTCGGAGCAGGATAGATTGTGTCTCGAGAAATTTCTCGAATGCAATCGAAGATGCGCTGAGTTCAAACTGATGCCAACACGTTTATTTGAAGACGTTGTCTTGAATCAAATGAAAGCGATTCTTGACGACTTCTTCTGGAGCGGCCCAGATGCAACATTTTCTCTCCTCAATATCTTCGAGGGGGGTGGTGTTGGACCTGGTGCTAGTATAGGTTCTGAAGAGGACACCTTCTATACGAAGATGTTCGATTCGAATCTTACTAGCACATCACTTACACTTAATCGTTTATATAGGTCTTCTATCTCAACTCACCATACTTGGGCGGAAGCTGAAAAACAGCGTTTCCTAACCCATGGTGACAAGATAGTCGCCGGTAGCCGTTTGTCTTTTGTTCCTAAAACCTCCGATATTTCGCGGAGTATCTGCACTGAGCCAGTTCTGAACATGTTCTTTCAGAAAGGGATCGGTGTTTTCCTAGAGGGATGTTTAAGACGTCGATGGAAAATCGATTTGTCTTTGCAGCCCGATTTAAATAGGAAAATGGCAAAGATTGGATCAATTAGTGGCGAATTTGCTACGATTGATCTTTCCTCTGCCTCAGACTGTATCTCCCGAACTTTAGTAGCTGAGATGTTTCCAACGTACTTTGTACGTTATCTCAATTACTCTCGTTCACCAACTACCATCCTTCCAGATGGGTCGTTGTTGGAGCTACAGATGATAAGTAGCATGGGGAATGGTTATACTTTCCCTCTGCAAACTCTCATTTTCGCGAGTTTAGTGGAAGCCTGCTATCGCATTTTGGGTTTACCCCTTAATGCTACTGATGGGTCTTTGCGCTTCGGCGTCTTTGGTGACGACATAATAGTCGAGAAATCGGCTTATATGTTTGTCACTCAGATGCTTGAATGCATTGGATTCTCAGTGAACGGAGACAAGTCGTTCAATAGCGGTAGTTTCCGCGAGTCATGCGGGTCCGACTTCTACAGAGGCCATGATGTTCGTGGTATCTATTTAAAGCGGATTCGTGATGACGCGGATGTGTACTCAGCATTCAACAGACTCGCCAAATGGTCTGCTATTTCTGGGATTAGCCTAAAAGCTTCTCTGCGTTTCTTGTATGATGGTTCACGTAAGAAATTGCGTGTCCCATACATTGCAGGAGATACAGAGGGATTTAAGGTCCCCAGTTCCATAGCAGAAGTCAAGCTCTGTAACCTTAATACGAGGTCTGATGGTTATCAGGCTCTTGTATTACGGACGACCTCTCTTGAGTTCCCAGATGGCGATGCTGTAGTCCTCCCCTTCAAGAAGCCTTACCCAAAGTTTAACTACAATGGGCTAGGCGTGCTTTTAGGGGTTGTAGCTGGGTATATTAGGGACGGGCGTTCGACCGTTCGATCAGAACGTAGAGCGTTTCGAATCCTTTGGAGATACGTCCCTTATTGGGACTACCTCCCGAAGGCCGACCTACTTTTGTTGGTCGGTGGTGACAGCTGGAAGGCTGTCATCGAAGAAGTCTTAACAAATTAACTAAGACTTCGGGCCCTGCCCAAAACTCTACCTGCTT